TAGATGCCAACGGTGTTGCTACAGGCGACAAAGCATGGTTTACATTTAGCGGTAACAAAGAAGATGGTAGTCCATATATGTTGCGTAAAGCGCAACGCCGCGCAGTAGTTAAATCATTGCAAAGCGCAGTGGCCAGCAATGAAACAATTCGTGAAGAAATGACCTTCTTCACATTAATTGCGGCACCAGGCTACGCAGAACTAATTGATGAGATGTTATCATTGAATACAGATCGTAAAGAAACAGCATTTGTTATTGTAGATACTCCATTACGTTTAGCACCACAAGGTCAAACATTGATCGATTGGATGAGTGGTAATAATGCAAGCAGTACCGGCGAAGATGGTTTAATTGTCAGCGGCGGCAGTGCTTATCAAGCAGCCTGTTACTACCCAAGCGGTTTAGCAACAGATTTAAACGGCAACGATGTTGTTGTTCCAGCAAGTCACATCGTTCTAAGAACTTATGCATACAACGACCAGGTTGCTTATCCTTGGTTCGCACCAGCTGGTTTAACACGCGGTGTTGTAACTAATGCAAGTAATGTAGGTTATATCAACGGCGAAGGCGAATTTATTGCAGTAGCATTGACAACAGGTCAGCGTGATACATTATATGGCGATGGTAGCAGAGTTGGTTTGAATCCTATTGCACGTTTCCCAGGCCAAGGTGTTTATGTTTTCGGCCAGAAGACGTTACAAACTGGTTCAAGTTCTTTAGATAGAGTTAACGTTGCTCGTTTATTGGCTTACTTACGTGAGCGTTTTGATCCGCTGGCCCGTCCGTTTATCTTCGAACCCAACGACAAGATCACTCGTGCTAATGTAAAACAAGTTTTCGATAGTTTCTTAGGCGAATTGCTTGCTAAACGTGCTATCTATGACTTCATTGTTGTCTGTGATGAAACAAACAACACACCTGCCAGAATTGACAGAAATGAATTATATGTTGATGTTGCCATTGAGCCAGTTAAGGCCGCTGAGTTCATTTACATTCCAGTTCGTGTTGTCAACACAGGCGAGTTATCATAATGATAAATAACATAGCCGAAGGAGAAACAACATGGCAGATTTAACACAATTTGGAGTTCCAACAACAGGCACTAATGCAATGGTGATGCCTAAACTCCAATATCGATTCAGAGTTAACTTATATGACTTTGGTAGAAACAACGGTAGTACTGTTGAGATGACACAAAACGTAGTCAGCGTAAATAGACCTAGTCTAACACACGATGAAATTACTTTGGATGCGTACAACAGTCGTGCTTACCTTGCTGGCAAGCACAGTTGGGAACCAATTACTTTAACTTTACGTGACGACATCAACGGTACAGTTACCAAGCATGTGGCAAGTCAATTACAAAAACAATTAAACCAAGGTTTACAAAGTGCTCCAACAGCAGGACGTGACTATAAGTTTGGTATGGTAATTGAACAGCTAGATGGCAGTCAACCAGGGCTAGTCATTGAAAGCTGGAGTTTAAATGGATGTTTCATCCAAAACGTAAACTACGGTGAAAATAACTATGCAACCAGTGACGTAATGCAAATCACTTTACAAATACGCTACGACGCCGCTGACATCCACGGTGATGCAGTTAGTGCAGCCACTACACAGGGCGCATTAACTAGTGGCGTATTACCAATTGGCGCAGGTAACTCTGCAACATAAGGATAATACATGGCGGCATTAACTGACGCTATGAAATGGTATAACTTAGGTGGGCTTAAAGCGGCCCGCCTAAAGTTCCATTTTAAAGTAGAAATCTTTAGCTCACAGTATATAGGACAACTTCAAACACCAGCTAGGCTGATATTTGATGCTGTCCGCACGATTGAACTTCCCAAATATAGTATAGAAACAGAAGTAGCAAACGCATGGAACGTGCGACAACCTATTCCCACTAAAATTAACTTTGAACCAATTAGTATTTCATTTACTGATACATTGGATAACAGGTTTCAAATTTTTATTAAAAACTATATGAACATTGTCAGTGGTAACTTTGCACCACAGACAAAGTCCATGCGTAAAGGATTTGACGACTTTGGTATCAGAATGTTAGAAACTGGTAAAGATTGTCCTATAGATAAAATTGTCATTACTAGATTTTACGGCGCAGATGCAGATAGAGAAAATCTACAAACACCTAGTATAGTAACATTATGGCGTCCAAAAATAGTAGACGTTCAGCATGACACATTAGATTATGCCGTCAGCGAAGCAATCACATGGCAAGTAAGTCTACGATATGAAAGTGTTACTTATTCAAATATTACTTCATCTACGGCCGTTAGTCAGCAAGCAACAGCAAGTAGTCCGCAGGCAACGTCTGCTGATCGAGACAACCCTTATGCTAAACAAGTAGAAGAGCAAATTAAATTAAATAACACTATTCCTCCCAAAGATTTAAATGCAGAAAGTGTAAAACAATCTCAAACGGCAGCGATGTCGCCTACTAGATCAATCGATCAAGCAGTTAATAGATTAGGAGATCCAAATGCGGCTCCTTATACAGGCGATGACCCTATAATCAAGGCGAGACTCGCCAGCGGCCGAGGTTAACTATGGCATTAGAAGCATCTAAATATGACGTACTTTACGGCAAACTATTAAAATTAGGTATTGCTGTTGATCAAGCCAAGGCATTATCAAAAGTGTTATATGATATCAGTATAGAACAAGGTGTGTCCACAGACGATTTACTAAAGTATGTTAATTCAAACGGACTTCGATTCGACAATGAAGTGTATGCATTATTAAATAAAGCAAGAACAAACAGCAGTCAAATTGGTTATATAGATCAAAACAACATACCTTTTGTTATTGTCAAACAGGCAGTGTAAATGGCTTATAATTTTACACAGGGATTCTTTACTCCTGCTAACCCAAGTAAGTATATAGGCAGTAACAGCCCCAAGTATCGTAGCAGTTGGGAACTAACAGTGATGCGATTCTGTGATAATCATCCTGCGGTCATAGGATGGGCGAGTGAAAGTCTACGCATACCATATCGCAATCCGTTTACAGGTAAAGATACAACATATTATCCAGATTTCTTAATTACGTATCAAGACAAGGCCGGTAATAAGATCAGCGAAATTATAGAAGTTAAGCCACGCAAGCAAGCAAGATTAGATGAAGCAAACACACAGCAGGAAAAAGCCGCCGTAGTGTTAAATATGGCCAAGTGGGAAGCATGTAGGCTTTGGTGCCAAAGACATGGTATGAAGTTTAGAATACTCACTGAAGAAGATATATATAATAACTGGCAACCAAGAACCGCTGCTAAGAGAACGAAAAAACGATGACTAAAAAACTTGAAGACTTTTTTAATGTAGACAATACAGAATCGGATGCAGAGGACCAACTGTCCCTGATCGCCGAAAAGCTAGTGCCAATGGAAACTACCTTGTCATTAGTTCACGAACAATTAACCATAGCAGATAGAATTGATCAAGCACTGCCCACAGTTAAAGGTTTGGATGTAGAAGATCGAGACTTGGATGATTATGCTGCCAGAGCTATGGACAGCTTTGAAAGACTAATGGATCTTGGCTACAACATGGATGATAGAAATGCCGGTAAAGTGTTCGAAGTAGCAAGTACTATGATGAATAATGCCATTACTGCTAAAACAGCCAAGCTGGACAAGAAGCTAAAGATGATTGATCTACAATTAAAGGCAGCTAAACTGGCACAAACGGCTAAAACTGAAGATGATAATGGCCCACAAGGCCTGGGTGATTTGACCACAGATCGCAATGCTATATTGAATCTAATCAGCCAGAACCTTAAAAACAAAGATAAATAAAGTATCGGAGAAACGAAATGCCTACTCTATTTGAATACATTGAACAACTAAAAGAAAAACACGAAGTGCGTGTTAAATTCGCCTGCGAAGTAACAGACGAAATGATGGATAAGATCGAGCGTCACTTGCAAAAGTATGATGCCGAAAAAGTCTCAAGTCCAAGCAAAACAATTTTACAAGCTCGTCCATTAGACTTTCCTAATTTGGACATGGGCGAGATTTACATCATTGACTTCACTGCGTGTTTGCCAGTAAGCAATGAAATGCTTAAACAAGAACTAGCAAGATTATTATGTGTCAGCGAAGGACTAGTTGTTGTTCGTGGCGTAAATGAGGATCGTGAGATAGAACAAGAAGAAGAAAAGTTTCAAGATAAAAAAGAAGAATACAAAGTCAAACTAGGCGCAGACTATGACAAAAGCGAAGGCAGCGATGTCAAAGCCAGCGAAGTATTTGGCGACAAGTTTAACGGAAGTTTATTAAAAGAACTTAAAAAGATCAGTGACAGCAAAAAGAAGGAAGTTAAAACTCCTAAGATTGCCAAAGACCCAGACGTTCCTGTAAGCACACCAGAGATAGGTGATAGCAAAGAAACTAACAAAAAAAGTCCAGTGGCTAATCGCGGTCCAGTGATTGCTAAGAAATAAGGAAAAATATTATGAACAGTTTACAAGATTTAATGAAACGATTAAGCAGTATTGGCCAAGTCACTGAAGCAGAAGAAAAATGCTCCGAATGTGGTTGTACTCCGTGTGAGTGTGATGACAAAGACAAAGTCGACGAAGCCAAAAAGCCAGACGCTGACAAAGATGGTATTCCTGATTGGGCTGACAAAGATGAAGAAAAAGTCGACGAAGGCGCATTAGATACATTAAAGAAATTCGGCAAAAAAGCATTAGACACATTAGGACATCCTGACGACGAAGAAATGATCAAAGATTTACAAAGAAAAGTCGGCGTGCCACAGACGGGTAAAAAACCTGGCGAAGAAGAAAAATCGATGAAGGAAAGTGCTTTAAATTTATTACGTAGATATGCTGGCATTGCAGAAAACAACAACGAAGCAACAGTCGATGAAGCACTTAACACTAGCAAGTTAGCAGACACTATGGGTGTAGATGTACAGCAGTTACGCATGGCTGTTAGTCGCGCCAGTACTGGCAAACAAACACGCAGTGATATAATGTTGTTATCAGATACTTTTGTCAAACTATTAAACAATCCAGATGACACAGTTATTCAAACTGTTGCCAACTTAATTAAGTCTGGTAATACTGCAC